CCTGACTATATTTTATAAAATTCCCCTTTGTACTAAATGGAGTATTATTATACCAATTATCCCACCAATAAAGAATCCTAGTAAAAACCCATTCCAATACTTTTCATTCCTCATAACTTTTATTTTAGTAGTTAGAGCATCATTTAAAAAGAGTCCAGTATAGAAATACCGGACGTTTACTATTTATTATGACACAAAAAGTTGCGGGAGCAGGAATCGAACCTGCATTGGGGGCATTGTCGCGAGTTGCTCTCCCACTCTCCGTTAACTGCCCTAAGGGCGTTTACCAATTTCGCCATCCCGCAATAAGCCCAAGGGTAGAAACCCCCGGGCATCACCAAAAATCACACATGAGCAAAACGAGTCATTGCGAATTCAAAGATCGTTCATATTTATATCGATATCGTTACACCATATCGGGGTCTTTTCCCCAACATACGCACCTGACATGTTGAACGAGAAGTAGTCCATGGCATCCTCTTCTGTCATGCCCTCCGCCATAAGTATCTCGATACATTTATGCATGGAGTAGATAACCCTGTACGTATTCTCGCAGAAGCCTATGATGGCATCGTCGAACCCGTCAGCGGTTAGTATCTCTTCGTCTTGAAGCGCCTCCAGCAGGATCTCTTTTTTATTCATCTGGTATTGTTTGCCCCCGGAGCGGGAGTCGAACCCGCACCTATCGCTATGCGACACGCTACCTTTTCAGCGATATTCATTTTCGCTTACGCCATCCGGGGGATGCATTACAACGGAGCGTGAACCGTCTTGACCTCGGTGTCTCCCATCTTCAGCAAGGTGTCTCCCTTAGGCCACACCCCCGGGTTGACTCTCATCCTTTCTTTCCCGTCCGTTGTGATAAACCGGCCATCCGTTGTGGAAATATGGTCATCCCGGTCATGAATTTTCTTCATGCTCTCAAGTACCTGACCTACCGTCAGGCCGATAATAAGATCGTTCCCTGTCCTGATGGCGGACTCAAGGGCGTCGATCATGTCTCTGAGTTCTTTCCTTGACATACGTTATGATTTTGTTCGCTTCTTCAAGCAGTTCAAGTTCCGTGAACGAGTTGTTTACGTGAACATCCGCCTCTATATCGGCGATGAATGACTCACTGATATGGGAATCCACAGCTACGCCGGGTCTGGTTATCTTCACGATGATGCCGTCCTTCTGTTTTATGGCGGCAACCTCGTTCGGGAACCTGACGTCGGTTATGATCCAGTTCGGGTAGTTGAACCCGGCCATACCGAACCCGGCAGGGACATACTTAGACATGAGCATGTTGACCCATACGTCCGGATGAAGTCCAGCCCTCATGGCGTCGGTACCGATCCTCTGAAGGAACTCCCGCACCGTCATCGACACGCCGTCCCTGTCCCACTCTGACGGCATGAGCTTTTCCTTGTCTTCCTGCGTCACGAGTCCAATCCTCGGAGCAAGAATCGAGGCAACCTCTCTCACCCCATCGGCGAACTTCATAACCTTCCATGGGGTGCCGGCCTTGTGCGCGACATTCAACGCCCCCTTCAGGTTCAAGAACTCCGGTATAGGATAGGTCGCCGTCACGTACTGGATAGATTTGCCTAGTGTGTCCTTGCCGCTTCCGGCGTAGCCTGTGATTCCAATGATCATATGGGTGGATTAAAACGGGAGGTCATTTTGTCCGGCGAAGTTGCCACGGCGAGGGGCGTCTTCTTGCTGTGTCTGCTGTGCAGGAGCACCGCTCGGTTTCCAGTTATCGACCTGAAGGTACGGGTTACCGTTCTTGCCTTCCTTCATTACAATATTGATCCAGCCCTTCTCATTCATGTTTTCCTTGATCTTATCAAGGTCGGCGGTGTTGAGGCTGATCTTGGTCAACTCCCCATACTGGGTCTGTTTCTTTTCTACTTTGCCGATGAAAATCTTGTCGCTCATAATTGAATCTTGATTGAAATGTTACGTGTTAAAAAATAGATACCGAACTCGATTGTCTTTTCTTTTCTGTCGTATGCAACGACTGGCGTTGGGATGAGGGCGATCACACCCTCGATCTTCCCGATCTCGATTGTCATGGTTTGATGATTTGATTGGTGATGAGCATGTCGAGTATCTCCCCGAAGTCCTCCATGGACATCGTTACCATCACACCCTTACGGTTCTTCTTGTGGAAGACTAGGTTGTAGTTGGTGTCGTTGGGCATACCCTTGATGATGTCGTGGATGCTGCCGAGCTTCTCTACGGCCTTGCACTGTACGTTGAACGGCTTGGTGTAGCACAGGTCTACGCCTGCATCATCGGTGCGTTTACTTTCAGATCGGGAGCTTACACTGTTGTAGCCCTTGCTGTTGAACCACCGGATGATGTCCAACTCAAACTGTTTGCCCTTCTGCCTCGCGTTGATCTTCGCCATAGAGACTTAGTTGTTTGTACATGTTCTTTGCCTGATACCTGTAACCCCTCTTCCTCGTTATCCTACCCTCATCTACAAGCTCTTTGATAGCCGCCCTTATATCAGCCGGGGGCAGACCAGTCGTGTTTCTTATTCCGGTCATCCCAACCTTGGGGTGGTTGGCGATCACAACGTAGACGGCGAAAGTATTCGCTTCCATATGAAACCTTTTTGGTGGAACTCCTTTATGGTGGAGTAGTTCACTGTGTGATGAAATGTGTGTGGCGTGAATACCTGAGGCTTGATAGGGTTTCGGAGGTAGAGCGGAGTGTCAGGTAAAATTTCATGCAGCTCGGCGGGCTTGAGAAGGTCTTCGCCCATCGCATCGATCCTGTACTCGAGCAGCATCCCGCCGCTCTGGAGCTTCTTCCAGTACTCCTTAAGTAGAATCTGCGAGTCTGGCGAAGTTCTCAATAGTCTTGCGATCGACTGGCTGTCCGATAAACTTAGTCCTGTCATCTCCTGCGTTTGTCTGCTCGGCGGACGTGAACCGTGAGCAGTAGGGTGTAAAGTTAAAGTACTCCGTGCCCAGTTCTCCGGTGTACTTATGCCTAATTTTCCACTTGTAAACCTCAGTCTGTTTGGTTTCGAAGTTCCGGTAGACCGTCATGCCGTTGTCCGTCAGGTTGTACCAGTGTGATGAGTCACCCAAGTCATACCCGTTTGGAACACGGTACACCCCGGCCTTCACCTCCTGCATCTTCTTCGGGTGGACTACCAAGAACACATGCACCCCCGAGCTCTTGGCGAACGCTGTTATCTCAGACATCATGGACTGGATCTGATGGTGACGTGCGTCGCTCTTGCTCGACAGGCTCTTCTCAACGGTGCTCATGTTGTCGATGATCAGGCCGTTGATGCCGTACCTCTTGACCATCTCCTTCGCCTTGGCCATGATCCCATCGATGGTGAGCTCGTTGTCGGTCAGGCTGTAGTACTTGAAGTGGTCGTTGATGAACGGCGTAAGGCTCTCTATTTCCTCCCGAGTCATGCGCTGACCGTATCTGTTCTCGAAGAACGATTTGCCCGTGGCGAGGCTGTAAATGTCCGACAGGGCTATTGCTGTGCTAGCCTCCTCTGCGGAGTACACCATAAACCTGAGGCCGTGCCTCTCCGCCAACCGGAACATGACGTTCTTCACGAAGGTGGACTTGCCATGGCCGGGAATACCGGTGATGATAGTGACCTGACCGGGATACCACCGGAAGTCGGTGTTGAATCCCGTGTGCCAGCCGTTCGGGAGGCCTGCATCATAGAGCTGCATGATGTCCACGGTACTGGCGTCATCGATACCATCCACCGGGTATGGCCGAGCATTCATGTACAGGCCGTACAGATACTCGGGCCCGTACGCAAGCAGGGTGTCGTTGGCGTCCTTCTCTGGGAAGTCTATGATCCAGCAGTTCTCCTTGCCCAACCTTCTAGCCAGCTCGTTGCGCAGGTTGACGCCGGGTTCGTCCATGTCGCAGGCGAGGTAGATCTTCTTTCCGTCGAACATGTCCAAGCATTCATCAAGCCACTCGAGTTTTTGATTCCCCTTGGACGCACCGTTCGGCACAGAGACCACACTCTTAACCCCTGCCTCGTAGAAGGACATGCAGTCTATCTCTCCCTCCACTACACAAATAGAGTCGTCAGCATTATCAGTACACACGTCGATACCAAATGGAATAAGACGGCAGCCGCTAACCATGCGAAAGTTCTTAGCGTTGTCCCGGTACTTGATGTTGACAATCTCGCCATTAAGGATGTAGTTGAAGTGGATAGTCCTGACCTCGCCGTCTACCTGAGGCATGTAGTCAACACCCTCGGATACCTTGTACCGGATAAGGGTCTGGTTGGATATGCCACGCTTGGCGAACCAGTCGATGACGGGCTGACTCAGGGTCTTCAGCTCTGCCGGAGGCATTGAGTAAATCTTCTCAGTCTTCTTAGTAATCGAGCCGGAGAACCCGCAGTTGTGGCAGTTCCACACGCCCTTGTCCACGTTTACGCTCAGGCATGGATCCGTCCGGTGCTTCCGTGTGTGACTGCACTCTGGACACACCACCTTCACATCGCCACGGTGATGGGGCTTTATGCCCAGTTCAGAGAGATGCTTGATCATGGTTCGCTTTGTTTATCCAGTAAAGGTTTGCCTCGTCTAGGTAGACCATGAACTTCTTGCTGAAGATCGTGGCCGGCCTGTTGTACATGGCCATCTTCTCGTCAGCACCCCACGTCAGTTTTTTGTGTAAAAAAATGGACTTGAAATGCTCAAGAGTCAACGTAGGATTGGCTTTTAGAATACCCACCACAGCCTGCTCGTAGGTATGGGTGGCGTAACGTGTTCCGTTTATCTTGTTGAACTCGGCGATAACGTCTGATGCTGTCTGCTTGGCCTGTGTGGTCGGCGCCTCCACCCTTTCCCAGTGCGCCATGTACCACCTGTCAGACGGGTAGTAGTATCCGTTCTCCCGCTTGACAAGCAGAGAGGGAACGGTGGTCGCCAAGGACTTCATCAACTCTGTTACCAAGGCCTTAGGTATCCCCAAGGTCTCGCTCACGATATTGATTCCAGTCCCGAGCAGAAGCCGCTCCCTCTGTGCGCAAAAGTCTAAGATGGCGTACTCGACCAACGTCAGACCAAGAGACTGTCGTGTCTCATGGTTGATAGTCGTTGTCAAGGTATACCTCCATTTTGATGTAGGGGTTTCTTTTTGTTTCAGATTGGATTGCGTTAAGCACAAGCCGGATCTTTCTGTAGATTCTTCCCTTGTCCCTGCTGAGGTGGCGACCCTTATATCCATCGCGGTACACGTCGCGGAACAGGGTAAGCTTCTCTACGTAGCTGTCGTGCATGATGTCCAAGTACTGGCAGATGTCGGCCACGTAGAATCCGTACATGTTGGCGATACCAACGAATACGATCCTCGCCGTGTCCTTGCTGCCCTCGATCAGCTCGTTAGTCTGCATGGGCTTCAGAGGGTCTCTGTGCCACACGAACTGAGCCTTCATTACTCTCTCTAGGTTCTCCAGTTTCATACCTTCACAGTGAATTTAGTTCTCCACGTAACCTTCCCGGTCGGGAGCATCATTATTGTTGCGGCGTGTCTCTCCATGTACTGCTTGATCTCGTTCTGCTTGAGCGTTTTCCCTGACTCAAGGGTCTTTATCTGATCCTGAAGCCAAGCAAAGTCATCGGCAGCTTTGACCATCTGCTCATCCGCCTGAATCGTCACATCCTCCGTCCGTTTCTTGTGCTTCTCGGACATGAACTGATCAAACGCCTTGGTTGCATCCGCCTCAGGCTCGAAGCCCATCACGAGGTTCATGTGTTCGTCAGGGGTGAGGTCAGGGTTTAACTCAATCTCACGCTTGGCGGTCAGTACACGCATCTTGTACTCGGTCGCCCTGTCGTTGATGCGCTTTTGCATCTCCTTGTCTTCCTCGAACGTGACACATCCTAGCTCTCGGCCATCCTTCAGGTATATGATCTCGCCCCACTTATACCCGGTCACCAACAGGTAGTGCTGCAACTGAACGTAGTACGACGGAGGTATGCCGCCGTCCCACATGTCGGAGGAGTAGCCGGAGATGGTCTTGATCTCCAGAATGCCCGGCTCTTTGCCTCTGTCAGGGTGGAAGACAATCTTGCCGTCCACGTTGGCGAACAGGGCAGGGTGCTTGTCGTTGATGAGGATGCTCTTCACCTTCTGATACCGCTTGATCTTGTTGTTCTTTTGGGTGTTCTCAACCCATCCGTCCTCTGTTCCGTCCCAGTACTGCCAACACTTGGCGACATACTCCTCAAGCTGCTTGCCATGGAGCATGGCCGCGTTCATCTTGTGCGGGGTGTCCGCCAGTCCGGTCGCCTGATAAAACATGTTGATCTCGCTCTTGTAGGGGTTGAGTCCGAGGAGGGTGGAGGCATCGCTGCCCCCAACCATCCCAGACCTGACGAGCGACAACCTCATGGTCTGCCACTCCTGCTCACTTAGTCCGGCTGTCTTTATTCGCTTGATCATTTAGCGCTCTTTTTAATAGCCTCCGCCTTGACCTGAGAAATCATGGACGTCAGCACCTTCTTCTGTGCCTCGTTCATGGTGTACTTCTTCATGCCTGCCTCGACCTCCTTAATCTTGCCCTCGGTAAGAAACTTGACCATGGCGTCGAACTTGTCCTGAGTCAGGACGTTTGGGTCAGGCTGCTGTGTAGTTTCGGAAGCCTGCTCTCGCTGAGGTTCGGGGGACTTCGAGAATGTTGTCTTCCCATGCATGGTGTTGATATGCTTGGTCAAGTCCCATATAGGATTTCCATGACCGTCTACAGGCCGTCCATTTTGGTCGCCATCAATCCACACCATGTCGATGTCATACAGAAATCTTCCCAGACCGAACGCAACCGCAGAACGCTTGAACGCATCGCTGCTCGAGGACTTGATAGCCTGTTCGTACATTTGGTCTTGGGTGTTGGTCTCAATCCTCTGACCGAAGTCGGCGCGGCAGAACATACCGTCATCGGCATGGATTTCAAGTGTCGCCATAATCGTATCGGCAACGTGGGCATACCTTACCTCCCACACACAGACGTCGTCCAGCCTGTTCATCACGTCACGGGCGTCTACATAAGCCGAACACATCAACTTCCCTGTCTTGGTCTTGCTATGTACCCTCCACTGGTAGGGTATCGGCTCACGCAGAGCCTGTACGATCTCTCTGATAGTCATCTCTAAAGTTTAGGTGAAAGTTATACTGGGCGGCGGTTGAGAATATGCCAAGCCAGTCGTATGTTTTTAGTTTCTTACCCTCGCTGACGATCGCCTTCACGAAATGATTGCGAACCAGCTCGGGGTGGTTGGCACTCAGCCATGTCCGGTAGGCGGACAGCGGATATGCCTTTCCCTCGATGAGGACTCTGTTTCTTTTTACGTCAATCATGCCATGCAAATTAGAAAAGAAAGGCGTGGTTATCCACGCCCGTATCATATACTTATCCCCATTTTGCGATGCGCTTCGGTCATCTCCTTCTCGTACAGGTCATCGACCACCTTGACGTACTGCCAAAACGATTTGGATGACTGGCTATGCCCTGAAGCATGGCGGACATGGATGTGGCTGACACCTGCGTACAGCATCGATGTGATGGCGGTCTTGCGCAGAACGTGTGGCGTGACAACCATCCAGTACGGCATCCGCTCCGTTACCTTCTTGCCGTGTATGTCTTGAGCTGTGAAGGTTACCATCTGCCGGAGGGATGGATACTTGGACATCATTTGCCGGAGATGCCTGTACACGGACGTCCTGTTCGGTAGGCAGGTGAACAACCATCCACCCTTCGCCATGTTCTCGATAAGAATATCCGTAAGCGCAGATGGCATCGGCATGGAGCATGTTCCGGTCTTGCTCAACACCTTGCGGATGTGCTTGAAGTCGTGGCTGAAGTCGTTCGGTGTCAGGCTCATGACGTCACTGATACGCAGGGTGGTGGCGAGGATGATGGCGGCAATCTCCCACACCATACGCTGCTCATCGTCGTCGGGTCGGGGGGAGTTGAAGAACTCCGAGATAAACGATGGGGGCAGGGCTATCACATCCTTCTCCGCCTTCAGCACTGACGGAGTCTTCGGCAGGGGGATGAACATATGTTCGCCCCAGTACCGGAGCATGATGCCGATCTGATTGATGTAGTTCTGTCGGGATCTGACCGACATACCCCTGTCAACCATAAAGTCCTCGAACCTGCGGAACATCTTGTTCCATGACGACACCGCCTTCTCCTTCAGCTCGAGGTTGAAGAGCCGGATATCGAACCTGCTGCCGTTCTCGAACTCGTACTGGGACATAAACTTGGACAGGCAGTTGGCTGCGTCAGCGTAGGTGTTGATGGACGCCAAGGAGAACTGCTTTGCGCCCTTGGTTCGGATGTCTGCGCCCCTCATGCCCTCGATGTACTCCTGACATAGCTTGGCAACGTCAGTCCCTGCCTCCCACTTGGTCGGCTCGGGGGAGTACGCAGTGCGTACCATATGCACACCGTACTTGATGCAGATGTCCCCAAGGAGAACCCTGCGCCTCTCCAGTTCGTGGTTCAGGTGTTCTATCTTCTCACCCTTGCCAACGAACCTGCCCTTGAACGTGTAGGGGCTGACCTTGATATCCATAGAGAGCCTGACACGCTCTCCCTTGTCGGTGACGAGGGCGTGAACCACACCCCTGCTGTCAAAGAAGCTGACCTTCATCTCGTAAGGATTTGATGTTACTGAATACCTCATCCATGTTGATGTACGAGGCCTTCTCCTGAGACGCACTCTCAAGGAACTCGTATATCTCGATGTACAGGTTGAAGTGGCGGATGTCGTTGTCGTGACTGCTGCGGTGGGTGTGAACCGTGCTTCGGTCGAGGTTCAGCAGTTTGGAGATGTACTCATCCGTGTACCCATACATTCGGTACATGATGTTGACCAAAGCCCTGCGCATGGTAGGGCGTGGCTGCTCCCTGCTTCGGGATGCGGTCACATCGATACCGTACTTTTCGATCAGACGTTCGTTGAAGAACGTGAAGATTTCATTTGTCATTTGTGAATAGTTTTTCGATGAACAGGTCACACAGTTCCTCGTTGATGACGAGCAGGTCTTTGACTGTCTGCTTTCTCCGAGCCAGTGGCATTCCTTCCAAGGCACGGAGCGCACGGTCTACTTCTCGGAATATCGCCTTTACTTTCTTTGCCTGTGTCGTACTGGGCGATGCGATGCTCTGGCCAACCGGCCTCTCGGTAGATGTAGGTGATCCACTCATTGAATGTTTGGTTTTGCATTGTTAAAGATTGAGTGCAGGGGGACGGAGTCGAACCATCCGAGAGTGACCATCCCCTGCAAAGTCCCCTTATACCTAGACAGGCTCGGGGGTCAGTCATGGCTAACGAAATCTTTTGTTCAGCCGTAGCCTGACAAGGCGGCTGATATGAAACGACAGGGAGAAGTGGTTGATATGACCCTCCCACCTGTCAGAGAAGTTGATGATAGCGGTGTCGGCTTGATCTTCCGACATGGACTCGATGTGCCTGACGAGCCACTTGTACTCTCTGTCGAACTCTTGCTTGCGACATGCTCGGGTGATGAGCGCCATGCCCAACAGGTACAGGCCACACAGGGCGAGTGCCATGATAAGGTAGTCTACCATTGTCTTGGTTTTAATAGGTTGATAATGGGGTCATCTCTACGATATGGTACGGCACGTCGTCCAAGGGGTCGGCATCGTCCGTGACGAACACCCTGACCTCTGCGGTCTGCGTGTGCCGGAAGTCGATGCGCTCGACCTCGTCAAGGCACTGCACCTTCCCGCCAAGGAACTCGGCAAGACCTTTCTCAAGGGATGTTGTGGATGGGTTTGGCATAATGAATGCCGCAGTTGCCTCCCACCACACGAGGATGGCAACGTTCTTTCCTTTAGGCATATGTATTGGTTTAAAGAAGCAGGGTGGGGGGTCGAACCCCACCTGTATCCAATCTGCTTTAGTTTAGAATGGCGAATATGTCGTTGTCGATAGCAGCCCCCGAGCCGATGAACTTGGACTCAAGCCGTCCGTTGTCACGCTTCGGTGCAGGAATCTTGTGCGAGGTGTAGTGGGTCACGCCACTGAACAATCCCCACATGGTGTCGCCCTTGCTCTCCATCTCGGTGGTGATGGACGAGAGCAGTTCCGATGCCCTGTTCCGAGCATAAGTAGTGGACTCGCTCTTGTCCTTCATGTCCACGCCAGTGATGTGCTTGACCACCTTCACGATATCCGTGCCAAGGGCAGGTCGGGACGCCATGTTCATGAACCCGTCGAACACGAGCCTCTCATCGGTCAGTACATGGTCGATGCTGCGCAGGGACTCTTCAACCTTGTCTCTGATAGAGTGCGAGTGACGGACGGAATTTGCAAGGGTCTTGTACGCCTTGGCGAACGTGTTCTTGCAGGAGATGGTGATGTTGGACGATCCCCACCGAAGGGCGGTCGTGCCGTCATGGGAGTTGATGGCGGTGGCGTAGCCTAAAACCCTGTCGCCACGCTTACCGATGCCGGAGATTGAGTTGCCTGTCTCCAACTGGAGGTACACCTTCGCCCCACCGTTGAACATACCACCGTTCTGAATGGCGTACCCTGTCTTCTCCGACACACGGATGAGCAGTTCCGCCAGTTCGGAATTCTGATAGGGGTGGTAGGTGTACTTGACTGCGGTGAAGGGTGTGCGGTTGTCTTGTCGGACGACTGCGTAGTACCCTGAATCTGCGCCATCGGGCAGCAGCAGGGACTCCTTCTGCACGTCCCAGCGTAAGCCGAACCTCTCAAGCATCTCTGCTACCGCCTCGGCATTGGCGGAATCTTTGGTCGTCAGTCCGGAGAATGCGGACTGGATGATGTTGTTAGCATCCATGATTGTCGTGTTCAGTTACCGCTGAACTCGGTTTGTTTTTATTGTTTGAAGACGAATTTGCTTGATGACTTTACTACCCTCAAGGATAGACAGGCGAGTCGTGATGCCGACCTTCACCCTGCCGGAGATTGCCATGACCTCACGCTCAAGCCAGTCGTTGTAATTGGCGAATGCTTTGCGTGGGTCGGGGGTGCTGAACTTGAAAACACGAGCCTTCTGATGTGCCTCTCTTCGGCACAGGATGATTGTATACATACGGTTAAGTTTAAGGAACTGGGGTCTGAATCGAACAGACCTGCAACCATTCCAGTTCGGGGGGTCACTTTATGACCGCATCAATCGCATCACTGACGACACCCCATGTGATACCTACATTGGCGTCATGGTTTTCTACGATGTAGTCAACCACCTTGGCAATATGCCGACCGCTTATATGGATGTGCTTCGACTTGGCGACATCCCTGACATCCTGCCACGTCCACAGGACAGGGATATACCCTGCTGCCTTCAACTCTGACCGTACCGCAGCAGGGCTTAACATGAGCAGGGCAGGGCGTTCCTTCTTAAGGAATTCCACCATGTTGTCATGGTCGGACTTATGAGTGTCATCGATGTGGATGGTCATGTACTGGTCGTACAGTTCCTTGATACGCTCGAAGGCTGCATCGTGTTCGCTATCGGAGTCTACCACCTCACGGTAGAGCATGGAGAACAGGAAGAATGAATAGTCCATGTGCTTATGCTTTATTGGTTTTGTTTAGTGCGTTTACAATGAAATCCATCTCGTGTGCGCTGCCGTGTTGCATCATAAACACGATGGTGTCAAGGTGTACCTTGGACTTTTGCTTTGCCTTCTCCCACACGTGCCTTATTGCGTCATTGTCACTCTTGAATACCTTCTTTTCGTCGCACCTCTCAATGCGATAGGTTGAGTCGAATGTGGGTATTTGCAAGGCAATGAACCAACCCTCATCCAATTTTGCGATAGACTCAAACAATTCATACTCCGTGCTTGGGGAATTTGGCATGAGTTTTTTCAGCAGGAAAGACTTCAGTTCGGGGGTGTTGTACTTGGGCAGCAGATTGACCGCCTCCTGAAATACCTTGATGTCGTTCTTTGCATCCGCAGCGCTGTGTCCGTCTGCTATGGCGTTAAGCATAGCCTCTGCCAGTTCTGATTCGTAGAATACCATGTGTGTATCCGATTACGATTCGGCAACGTTTAGGAACTGCGGATGGTGACGAGCCATCATCGGTCTTACCTCGCAGTTCGGGAGACTACCTGAGCCTCCGACAATCATTGCCGTATCTCAAGCCTGTCCTTCTGCACATTGAACGTGCAGTCTTTATCGCCTCTCGAAGGTTTGAGGCTTGGATGTGGTTGTCCCACTGGACTCTGCGGTCATCCATACCGCTGAAGATGTAGGTTCTCATTTTTGTTTATTTTAAATGCCTCCATGAGGCGTTTTGTAATGATGGGCGATGCTTGTACTTGCAGTTCCCTACCCTGCTATAGGTGGTCATGCATGATGTGAACATTACTGCAATGATGCAGAAGAGTGCTGCTTTTTTCATAACTCTGACACCCATTTTTCGTAGTGAGATAATGTCGTACCGTTGTCCGTGTCCCTTTCGATTTGGGAGTCGAATCTTGCATCCCAAATTAGGAAGGCAAGGTCACGGTCGGATATGACCTGTCCATCTGCGATGTGCTGCCGTGCAGCAGCCTGTACCTGTGCTTTGTTCATGTGCTTTTGGTTTAGTGGGAACTGGCGATGGAGTCGAACCATCTACGCCCTATGCTGCCAGTTCGGGGGTGGCTTACGCCTTCGCTCTTGACTTCCATCCAAGCCCATGGTCAGCTATAACCACGCTCTTTGCCTTGGTTGTTGTGCCTGAACACAGGGTGCATGAGACACAGGTGGTACGTTTACCCATCTCTGCGGAAGCAGGGCATCTTACCTCCCTGTCAAGCAGTTCCGTGACACCAATGGTCACCCGAAAATATCGGAGACCTAAAGCCTTGGCGGTCTGCTGCTCCCACAGGTCATCCACGGATGCCATCACGAGCGGAGACCATGCAGCCACATCGAATGACTGGTCTCGCCACCTGTGGGTGTATCCTGTGTGACCGTCTGCAACCTTGGCGAGGTCAGCGAAGACCTGTACAGGAGCGACCGCAGGGTCACCATACGTGCCGAATCTGACCTTCCGACCTTTCAGCAGGGGTGCAATGTCCGATACTGATGCAGCAGGATATTTGCCCTGCTTAAATGCCTTGTAGACTGCCAATGCACCCTGCCCTACATTCACGTAGCACCGAGCCTCTCCGCTCTGCGCAGCCAATGTCGGACGATGACGACAATCTCCGCAGATGCTTACGTCCTGCCCTGTCTTGACCGCTTCGACAGGGTTGACATCCGTTCGCAGGATGTAGGTCTGCACCATTGCGCCTGTTTTTGCGTTCGTTGACTTGCTTTCGAGACCTGTGGCGATGACAGCAATGGGACTGCCATCGAATGACGATACGCCTTGCCACAGGACGTATCCGTTCGGTTTTTGTGCCATGATTGATAAAATTGAGGAACAGGACAGGGAGTCGAACCCTGTCTGCGACCATCCTGTTCGGGGGTGTTATTCACCCTTAAGATGCTTTTCGACCTGTTCGTACAATTCGGTGTACAGGCGAGGATGGATGAGACCGCCAATGGTGAACGCTTCAGGATTCTCGATGGCCTGTTTGTGCGTAAGTTCAGCAATGAACAGGATACGCTCAACCAATAGCGCGTTCAGGATGGGGTGGTTGTCTTTGACGAGAGCAATCAACCTTTGCTCGTTTGTCTTGTGTTGCTTTGCCATGTTTGTAAGATTTGCACCCATCTGCAATCGAATGCCACGGCTTGACCGATGGGTGTGGGGGTTAGCTTATGCTATCGAAATACTTTTCCCAATAGACCCATCCTTCGGGCGATTTCTGCCAATCGAATGAGGACTGAAGGAATTCTTGTGCATCATCCGCATATCTTTTCATGAGGAAGACAAGTCGCTTTGTGCCATGCTGCTCAACGCAGTTCCTGACCACCTTGGACAGGATTTCTTCTGGAAGTTCTAAGATGTTCATATGTGTGAATTTTAAGGTTTCGGACATTCCATGCCATCACAAGAGCACTCGCCATCACACTGGGAGTGGGTGGCGTCTACGCAAATGTGTGGGTTTGCAGGGTGACAATTGTCGGCCATGCAGGCTATCAAGACTGTAAAAATGAAGGCAATTGTTGCCGTTCGGGGGCTTAAGTCTTTCATGTGTGTATACGTTTCGGCAGTACCGCTGCCATCATCAGTCGTGCGGATATTAGCACGAGACGCATTCACTTAAGCAGAGTGGTCTTGCCATCTTTCCGCAGTAGTGTGAGCCTTTCGGTTTGTCACACCCAACATCCTAACTGCCACATGGACAGGTTTGACGCATCCTTCATCGCATCACTGCGAGTCTTACGCATGAGAGTCGGTCTGTCACCCTCAGCGGATGTATGTTTATTAGCAGTCCGCATCATCGGACGGGTCACATTGCTGCTCTTCGCAGTATTATCGTGACCAAGGTCGTGCATTTATGTGGTTTGGTGTTCATCCGTGCATTACTCAAAAAGAGTGCGGAACTGAGTGCATTGCCCTTACACATTGTGACCTGCTGAAAAAGAACTACATCGAACGGCAGAGGGACTAGGCCTTATCGGGGTATCGTGCCGTTGACATTGTAAAAGTAGGAACGTTTTCCGAATTACCAACACTTTACCCAAAAATAATTTCTGCAACAATGTTGCAAAACCTTGGAAAGCCTTGATGGTAAAGGGTTTCAGCCGAAAAAAAAAGTTTGGAAATTATCCACAAAGGGATGAGGGAAGGACTACCTAAACCGCTTATGATGAAAATATCGGTTAACCCTTGCGATGAATTCAAGACCTCTCGTCGTGAGTTTATAGCTGCCGTCTTCGATAGTCAGAAGGTTATACTTTACTGCATCCTGTAAGTATGATGCAAGCGTGTGCAAGTGCATACCACGCCCTGCCGATTTTGTGTACCTGTACAGGTCAGCGCGAGCAGTTCGGGGGAGTCGTTTGACTATGTGTAAGAGATAAAGCAAATGAGAAGACACGATAGGCAGACGCATCCTCTCAGATACATGAGAGAGAGCAGCAGGCAGGAAGGTTAGGAACTTTTCAATCTGCATCAGTCAGGACGTTGAAGGTGGGGTGATGAGGGGAGGAGAGGGGGGGGTGGGTTATTGTCATGCCGTTCACACATGGACGATGAGCAGGGAATCGCCTGAAACCCACGTCTGTCAAGGGTTTCCGTGGATTCCGCAGATTCCTTTTTCACCCGCAGATTCCGCTTTGTTCCCTGCAAATCTACGCTTTTGCAATCGTAACTCATTGTGTATCATTGCTTTGCGTTCCTATGTCGCTAATTCGGTGTTATGTTTTGTGGCGATTCCGGAATCCGTAATAGGAAGACGCGCACCCACCCGGTCGCGCCTGCGCGTTCCCGCACGCCACGCCTGTATACCCGTGTATATACATAACCCCACCACCATTCCCACACCCAACTCCCATTTACACACCCCACCCGGTTCGCCGTCCTCAAACCACCGCAATTTGCCATATACCCTACCTTACCGGTAAGACTATACCCATAAGGGTACGCGTGAGCCCGTCCGGGGCTTAGGGCTGCGCTATCGGGTATAAATTGGTACATTGGTATGGTCTGACATTACTCGCCCGTAATAGGCTCCGTATTGCCTAGTTTGTTTTTGGGGTCAAGGTACGTTACCGCCAGTCTACGGTGGAGCATCTCGTTGTTTGCGGTGACACGACGCTCGTCCGGGTCCATCAGCTTCTCCATGCCATTGAACAGGTAGATGATCACCAGTGGCCGGCCGTACTTGTCCAGCTCCATAGACTCAATGATAACCTCATCCGGAAGTATCTCGTCGAGAGCGTTCTTCCCTGCGTTCGCCAGTCTCTTCTTCTCTGGGTCCTTATCCCTCAGCTCATACGCGTTGATGCCATACAACCGGCAGGACTTGATGTGGTGGATGTCAAACCCGAGGTCGATGTCCAGCACCACAGTGTCGCCGTCTATTACCCTGACTACTCTTGCTCTGTAGGTATACATGTGGTTACTTTTATACTCCAGCCTTGGTTTATCATGTCAGCCACCTCTTCGAGTTTAAGTCTCTGGTCTGGGGACATAATAGCCATCTTCTCCTGAATGGCGGCGAACACGAACGGATCCGACTTGAGCTCCTCCTTTATGGCGTCCACTATACCATGGTCGAATATCGGACTGGTCTTCATGTCAAACAGTATCCAACGTATCTTGGCGTTCCAGTTCTTTATGAGTGTCCGCATTGGTGTGTTTGGGTGGTCACGCATGACACTCTCGAAATACTCCTGTGCTGTCATCAAATGGCGCAACGCCTGAACAAAGTCTGCCCCTGACTTAAGATTACTCATAACCCGAACGCCTTTATGGTGTACTCAAATGGTTTGCCCTCAATATTCTCCACCAGCTCTAGCATCTTGTCCGCTATCTCTGCAATCTCCATCTGCGCGTCCGGCTTGCTCCTCAACGACTGGAAGTGGTAGAAGCTGCGCCAGTTGAACATCACATCCATAGTTATCTGGGAGTTCATGGTCTTGAAGAACCGGGCAGACTCCTTGGCCCTCTTCCGCCCGAGTACTGGAGTCAGGTCCTCGAGGCACTTATGGTACAGCTCATTGGCGCCATCAGAGAATACCTTCAGCATAGTAAACCAGTCCGCTCCTAAAGTACTGTCATCCGAAACCTCGCTTACCGGAACACCCAACCAATCCATGGGGAGATAAGTCTTATCCTCCTTCAGCTCCTTGTAGCGGGCCGATTCCCCATTGATTGACACGCCGACCCGGTGCTTGATCATGTGGATGTGAGCAGACTGGTCGCACGTCACCAAGAAGTGCAGGCTTGATTTCTCAAACGGCGTATGATGTCCGTTATCCGCCAGCATCTTCAGCAGCTTCGGAATCCTTTCAACCTTCTCATCCGTCAGGTCACGACCGGTGGACGTCCACGCAGACAGGGCATGGGTCTCGTCCGACCCGTAGTGCCCAACGAGCTCTACTGTATTGATCATTGCTGTGTGTTTTCGTCAACCTTCTCATACGTCGCCTCGAATATGTCCGGCTTGCATGGGTAGTATTCACCCTTGATTCCTTTGATGATGTAGTCTCCCTTTGATGCGGTCATCACACCCTCAAGGGTATTTATGGATAAACTTCCAAGAAATTCCCCAAAGCCCGTCGTGTTACTCCAGACCTTCTTGTCCGACCATGAGCTTATCATATCGGCGGATATTGATGACCCGTCAAACTGCACCGCCTCAATAACCACCGGTTTCTTTCTGTACTTAGGCATCTGTTGTTTTTTTAAGATGGTCGACCACTTTAGGTTCTTGCAGTTCGTAGGTCTCGGCATAGTACTGACTGAAGCCTATAGCGGGTGCGCCACTCATAATCCGCATATTGTTTACCGCCCCCTTATCCCACGCATCCGCCTTCTGGCTTAGGTCCATGGCCTTGGCCTTCTTTACCAGATCTGGCCGGATAAAGGTGGAGTTTGTACAGTCGGCGTTTACCTGCTCTACGAGCCAATCGATTGATGATTTCATATTTTACCCCCGAAGGTTTGGTTGTAGTACTGTTCTGCATCTTTACGACTGCCCCAATCGGAGCAACCATAATCAACTCCATTTTTTGTCTGCTCCTTGTGCATGCCCTCTGCCTTGTCTATTAGTTCCTTTGGTATGACACCTATGAAGGCTATGTCACCGTCTTTTGTTCTAAAGCCCCCGAGCTGCCCGACCAGCCAACTCACCGGCGTCTGTGCCATGGTTACTTGTTATGTGATTCTAAAAGGTTCTTTGCCCAAGCGTATTCCTCCATGGCCTCTATCATCCACTTACGGTCTGGATTGACAAGATGCATGTCGTTCTTGTCTTCATGGTTTTTTAGGATAAGGTCCGCCAGTGGGCTGCCCGTATCTATATCCCCCGAGCTCCTGCACAACAGCTCAAGCCGGCGAATAATGTACGCCCGGAGTACGGCGTCAATCGCAACACCTATATCCCCCGGATTGGCGTGATCTCCCCCAACCTTACCTCGGCGCCACTCATTGTGCTTCTGCAGCAGGATCATTGCCTCGTGCTCTGTCATGGGGTGTGATTTTTCAGACATTATACGTGTTTTTTGGTTGTTATGAATGAGACACCATTCACTGGATCTCCAGCTTCAGCTTCACCTGCATGATCATCTTACTCCTAAGGTGTATCACCCTAAGCCCGTTGCTCAGGTTGAAGTACTTGAGCGGCTGCTCCTCGAACCTCTTGTTGACGTAGATCATCATCATGTCGTAGGTCATGGGACTCTCGAGTACCGCCACGTCCTCGCTGATATCAAGCAACTGGAACAGGTCGTCCTTCTGTATCATTTTAGTGTGGTTTTCGGGTAATTTCCGATGATTCGATCCATGGATTACAGCAAATCCCTACTTCATTTCGATTTTGATGTCATGCGGCGCCTTCACCGGAAACGATGGCCGGACCTCCAGACCGAAGCTTATCCGGTCAAACGGAACGAACCTGCTCATGGAAGGGACTCCCTTCGCTGACACGGCGAACACGACGTAGTTGTCCGCCATCAGGATGTCCATCTTCAACTCCTCTCCGACCGGTACCATACCCAGAGAGAACCTCTCCTCCTGACCCTTCACCGACTTGGCGACGTACAGCCAGATCTGATCAAACCGTGGATCGTACTCCCACATGAACTTGACTGAATAACCCTTTGGAGATACCACCCCGAACAGATTCCCGGGAATGGAGTGCACAGTATCGTACACGCAGCTTGGTGTAAATCGTACCGTCTTGCGGATGGACGGCGGTAGAATAACGAGCCCCCGAACAAAGCCGGAGGACTTTCGGCCCCGCTTGATAGTGTATGTTGTCATGAATACAAATTTACTCAATCCTCATGCTGTGGAAAAGAAGATTTACCCACTATTTATTTTTTTCAAGACAATCCGCATAATTTTGTGTCGATGGTTCTACCTGCTCGGGAGGTTCCATTCAAAAACCAAGCTATGTTTAACCGGGAGGCCGGTATGTTTAAGCTATGAGCAGGAAGCTCAGAGACCTAACTCTCTGCCAGTGAAAGCTGGAGGCTGTGCGAGGGTTGCGACACCGCTCAAGCAGGTTTAGTGTTGAGGCAGAGTAAATGCTTTTAAGCGAAGCTATGCTCAGGAGCTCTCCCACTAAGCAGGTTATTCTAGAATACAACGTATCTTGCTGTATTAAAGAACTCAGTATGAAGAAGAACAAGTTAGGCGTAGAGAATAGCTTGGTGAACAACATCAACGCGAAGAAGAAAGCCGGGACATCGAAGCCGAAAAGTAAAAGCTCCGTGGACCCCAAGCAGTACGCCAAGATGAAGAAGGGCTGGAAGTGAAGAAGCATACCAAGATCTACATGGCGCACTTCGGGTACGGGCCAGATGAATTTATTTGTTGCGAAGTCTGTGGATTGCGTGCCGTTGACATCCATCACATCGAGGCCCGGGGCATGGGAGGATCCAAGGAGAAGGACAACATCCAGAACCTTATGGCGCTCTGCAGAGAATGTCACGTAGATTTTGGCGACAAGAAACAGCACATGGAAATGCTGAAGAACGCCCACAACAAAAGGCTAAAACTATGAGGACTATCCAACTCCCTGAAACACAGTACGTTAAGGAGGTCGTGAAGAAAACACAGATCTACCTTCACCATACCGCCGGCGGGTCAAGCGCTGACGCGGTGTTCACCGACTGGTCAAAGAGCCCGGAGCGTATCGCAACCTCGTTCGTTATTTCAGGGAACGGCGAAGTAGTTCAGGGGTTCGACCCGAAGTTCTGGGCATTCCACCTCGGCCTCAGGGAGTCCGCATTTCACAGCATGGGCCTGAAGTACCGGTCACTGGACAAGGCATCCATTGGTATCGAGATCTGCAACTGGGGGCAGCTCACACTCAAGGACGGAAAGTACTACACCTATGTGGGCCGCGAGGTACACAAGAACTACGTCCGCACTCTGGACGTACCGTTCAAGGGATTCCGCCACTACTACGACTACTCGCCGCTGCAGATCGAGTCCACCCGGAAGATACTCATTGGCCTAAACGAGGTGTTCGGGATACCCATCAAGTACAACCCGGACATATGGGATATCACCAATAGGGCCCTAACCGGCAGCTCGGGGGTGTTCACACACAACTCAGTAAGGCGCGACAAGAACGACGTGTATCCACACCCCGAACTTATCCAAATGCTTAAGTCTCTATGATCAGCCCAACCAAGATAATCATCAAGCTGGAGAAGACCCACATCGAAGAACTTGATTTCAATGGCGGAAAAATATACTTCGACCCTACCTACCGGCCAGAGCATAATGTGGTTCCGTTCGGACACGTACACTCCATACCAAAGCGAAACCCTAAACTCAACCAACACGACTTTGTCTACAACGTCGAGGTCGGAGACAAGCTGTACTTCAATTACGGAGTGGTCGGAGACAAGCACAACTATATCGGAGACGGGCTTTGGATCGTGGACTACTACATGGCCCTAGCTGTCTCCCGAGCCGGGAAGCTTATTCCTGTCGGCGAACATATACTGGTCGAGCCGATCGTCGAAGAAATCAAGAACGACACCATCATAATCCCGGAAAGCCACAACAAGGTGAAGACCACCCGGGGCATCGTGGCGGCCAGTAACCAGCCTGACATCCCCGTCGGCGCCGAGGTTATATTCCAAAAAAGAGGTATGTTTGAGAACGATATCGAGGGGAAGAAGCTGTATGTGATGTACAACGACAACGTTATGGGTATCATAAAAAATACAAAATGAAAGAGCTAAGTATCGTTATAAGGAAACTTTTCGCGCTAAGCGTCATGGCAAAAGCGTCGCACATCAACTCGATGTCGTACGCAAAGCACGAGGCGTTTGGTGATTTCTACAGCTTTGTGGACAAGCTTGCGGATCGTGTGTCTGAGCACTGCATCGGGATGGGGTACATCCCCGGGGTCGAGCTGTCCATGCTTGAGACATCCGGCGATACCATCTCTTACGCGATGATGACGTACAGTGAGCTGTACATGATCGCCGAGGATAAGCTCGAGGATGAGGCCCTGTGTAACATGTGCGCGGAGTTCCATGAGGCCATCGGCAAACTAAAATACATGAACCGGTTCCCATGACCAAAGAAGAAACCAAACAGATAAGAGAGATTGCGTCACGGTTACCCAAGGGTGTTGTTCGTGCTCCAAAGTATGAGCTATGGATAAACGAAGAAACTAAAGAGTCTGCGAAGTACCCGGACGGAACCGTCGATGTAGAAGTAAATCACGAGCGCAGACTGCGTCGTGCATATCAGAAACACGGGATGGCCGGCGTGCGTCACTACTTTGAGTACGTGCGCAACCAGATCGATAAACAGGAACAAGTTGCTGGACTGCCAGACACCCCGGGGTCGTAGGTTTATCGACGAGCAGCACAAGACCCAGTGCATACTGGAGTCCATGGGCTACACGTTCATAAACATGGCGACAGACGACGCCTTCTCGGATGCGATCATCGCTAGGAAGCAGGACGACCGCCTGATCATCGCCGGCGTCTGCGAGATAAAAACCCGATTGTTCGCGAAAGATAGCCATCTTACTATCAGGTACCTAAAGGCAAACGGCGGGTACCTCATAACATACGACAAGATTTCACACGGGGTGGAGACATCAAGCATGCTCTCCGTCCCGTTCTTTCTTATTGTCCGACTTGTTCACGAGAACGTCATCCTGATATGGAAGATATCCGACGACCAAGGCGTGTTCGAGTTTGACTTCGAGAAGAGGGTAACAACAACAAATGGTACGTGTAACGGAGGCACAGCTAAGAGGTTAAACGCCTACCTACCTGTTGAAAAATCTACAATTATCAGAGTGTCAGAAGGGTGATCTGGCGGAGCACATGTTTGACGCATTTATGGTTTCCAACGGATTTTCTGTACTGCGTCCAATAAGCGCATCATCCATATACGATAGGGTTGTCGAGATAAACGGACAGCTTCTTAAGTTTCAGATCAAGGGTATGTTTAAGGATCTGAAGTCAAGGAAGTGGGTAAAGGTTGTCGCGAAGACAGGCAGAATCAACAACTACAAGCTATCAGATGTTGACTACTTTGCCGTGTATGTTTATTCGGAGAGCGCTTGGTTCTTCAAGAAAAACTCGGGGGTGTCGACTATCTTTGTGTCAATGAATAACTTAAATAATCTGAACGAATGTCTAGATTTGTCCTGATGGAAGCCGTCTCGATAGACAAGAAAAATAACGTTACGTTCTATGACTTCTACCTGAACCCATTCCAGATAGAATCGTTCTATGATTCAGAGGTTTCTTATGACAGAGACGACACCCTTGAGACAGAAACCAAGGCATGTTGCACGCTCAGGACAAAGTCCGGCGCTATTCATACCGTACTGCTCAACACCGAAGAAATGAAATCCATAGTAGAATGCTGAAGGATACCGACTTTTCGAAGATGGAGTTCTTTCCGTTGGCGAAGAAAGCCATGTGCGTTGAGTACCAAAAGCTTGGCTCTATAGTCAACCCATCCCTTGACAAGGAGTGCACAAAGGTCAAGTCAAAGACTGACAAGACCGTCCGGTACATCCTGCTGATGTACGACGCGAACAGTCCGCTCCGTCTGTACTATCCCGATCTGGAACAGAGAAAGATTGCAGCGGCGGACCTAGCCGGCTTCGACTGGGGAGAGGATGACATGGAGGAGATTCTTGAGTTCAAGATCAAGACGGAAGGAGGCGTGGTTCCGAATGAGGACATGCTCGTTATGATAATGAACTACCTGAAGTACCAGAACAACTGGGTGTGGACTATGATCGTCAGCAACTCGGAGGCGTTCTACGAGTACAACAAACGGGTGATGATGCCGGTGGAGGGTAACCGGGACAAGGACATCCTTCAGGCCATCAACATCAAGACGCAGATTATGCAGTCTCAGGACGATATATACCAGAGGCTTCAGAGATACTACAAGGATATGTCCGGCGGAGACCCGATGCTTGAGGAGGAGATCAAGGTCAGGAAAAGGCTTCGCCCGGAGGAGATAGCAAATGTTCAGGGAATACGATAACGGAAGTGTCGAGGAGATATTCGGTCTCAAGTGCAACATCCCACCGCCCGGCTACGTATACAACGTACTCACAGGGCAGATGGAGAAGCGTGTCATATTTGCGCGTTCAACTAAAAAGGCTGAGCAGTACTGGGAGCCAACTAAGCTTCCGGAAAATTATGCGAAGCTTCGCGAGAAGGAGAGTCTTTCCCAAATAGAAAACAAGGACGCCTACGACCCGGCACTGGAAGCATTCCGTACTCAGGAGTGGGACCGCCGGCTGAACGGGTTTTGGTTTTACAACAACGGCGTACCTACATACGTCACCGGTCTGCACTACTTCTACATGTGCTACTGGAGTATTGACATCGGCCTGCCTAAATACCGGGAGCCAGACCGGAGGTACTTCTACTTTCTACAGTTCTGCATAGAGGATCCGGAATGTTTTGGCATGGTTGAAATATCCAAAAGACGTCAGGGCAAAACGTTCAGAGGTGGCGTGTTCCTGTATGAGCATGCATCCCGGACCAAAAACTCCCGCTCGGGGGTGCAGTCAAAAACCGGAAACGACGCAAAGGAGGTTTTCCGTAAGGCTATCATCCAGCCATTCAAGAAACTTCCAGACTTCTTTGTCCCGGTGTATGATCAGTCGAAGGGTTTGACCCCCACATCGGAGCTCCGGTTCTTTCAGACCACAGTAAAGGGAAAGAAGGCCGCCACCATCAAGGACGATGACGAGCTTGAGTCCATGGTTGACTGGAAGACGTCTGAGGCCATATCGTATGACGGACAGAAGTTACAGAGATACCTAGGTGACGAGGTGGGCAAAACGACCGAGATCAACGTGTGGGAACGGTACCTCGTTACCAGATACTGCCACTTGGATGACGAGGGTAATATCATTGGCAAGTCGCTGTTGACCACTACGGTTGAGGATATTGATCAGGGAGGAGAAGCGTTCAAGAAGATATGGGACAACTCTGACCACACCAACAAGACCGGAAAGCGTACCGCCTCCGGCCTGTACCGGTACTTCTGCCCGGCGGACCACACCAGATACTACGACAAGTATGGGTTCGCGGATCGGGAGAAGGCACTGAACGAGATACTCGAGGAGCGTAAACTCCTGTCCAATGACTCCCGGGCCCTTAGCGCGGTCATCAGGAAGGAGCCATTAAGCTGGGAGGAAGCCTTCCGTATTGACGGAGACAAGTGTCTTTTTGACGCCATGAAGCTTAACGAACGCCTAGATAGGCTACAATGGAAGGACAATTTGTCAACAAGAGGTAACTTTGTTTGGGTTGATGGAGAGAGGGATACGAAGGTGGATTTTGAGCCAAGCAAGAATGGCAAGTGGTTGGTGGCGAAACTCTTCTCTGATCCACAGGATAGTAACAAGATAGCCAAGCGAGGCGATCTGTTCTACCCTAACAACCCGGACTTCGTGATGGGCGTGGACCCCGTTGACCATAACCAGACTCAGGACGGAAGAAGATCTAACGGCGCCGGCATTGTACTGCAGAAGCACAACGCGGCCCGGGAGAACGACATCTACAACTACGCGTTCGTGGCGTTGTATGTGCACCGGCCTGACAACGTTGCTGTGTTCTACGAGGACATGATCAAGATGTGTGTGTACTACGGCTGCGGTGTTCTTTACGAGAACAACAAGGTCGGGATGCTGCACTACTTCAACGATCGGGGGTACGGGAACTTTTTGATATGGCTCCCGGAACGGACTCAGCCCGGTGTTGCTGCCTCTCCAAAGACGCACCAGCACATAGCCGAGTTGACGGAGTCTTACATATCGGGACACCATGACAGGGTGTACTTCAAGGAGTTGATCAAGGACTGGCTTGAGTTCGACCTGTCAAGCACCACAAAGTTTGACGCCGCGATGGCTGCCGGGTACGCCCTGATAGCCGACCAGATCAAGGTGTCAAAGGTTGACAGAACCAAGGTTAGAGAGGTGACAGAATTTTTCAGGTCGCATAAAGTACAATCGAGATGATTAACGACTACCCATCCCACCTTCTTGACCCTAGAGAAAAGGGCAGAGAGTGGATTCTTCAGTACATAAAAGCGGCGTGGTCCTCATTTGAGAGCGACATGCCAAGAGAGATATTCTACCACTCAAGGTACCGGTACGAGGTGAACAAGCAGTATGCCATGGGTAACCAGAGCATCAACAAGTACCGGCCGCTTATGGGTATCGACGAGGACAGTAACGAGAGCTGGCTCAACGTGGACTGGTCTGTTATCCCCATCGTACCAAAGTTCCGGCGTATCGCGCTCGGGAAGCTGGCGAAGATGGACTACAATATTGTCGCCACACCGGTTGACTCTATTGCCACATCTGACACCGAGAAGTACTACGCAACCGCAAAGGCCAAGATACTTCTGCGCGAGCAGGCCAAGGCTATTGATCCTGAGATGCTGAACCAACCGGCGCTACAGCTACAGCCCGGGGAGGCGGCCGACCTTGAGGAGCTTGAGATGCAGATGGCATACACGCACAAGCATCAGATGGCCATCGAGGCCGAGCAGGCTATCAAGCTGATCTTCGAACAGAACGAGATTGACAAGGCCCGGGAGCGTATCCGGGAGTGCCTGTTCGACTACGGCGTTGCAGGGTACAAGGAGTACCTCGACTCAAACGGAGTTGTGAAGTTCCGGGTAGTCGACCCCCGATCTATCGTGGTAAACCACTGCAAGAAGAACGACTTTAGTGATGTGTCACACGTTGGCGAGGTTATCGAGATGACCATCGCGGACCTGAAGCAGATGGCCGGAGACGAGTTCAGCGCGGATGAGTACGAGGACATCGCAAAGAACGTTATTGGGAAGTACGGCAACTCAAAGGAGTGGCCAACATCCCTGTCTGTATATAACAAGGGTTACGACCGGTTTAAGGTCCGGGTCCTTGACATGGAGTTCTACTCGGTAAACGAGATGGTCTACGAGAAGAGGATAGACCGTCGCGGTAACCTAGTGTACGCCCGTGCAAAGTTTGAGGATAGGAACAAGCGCAAGGACAAGTACGAGCGCCATGCATACAAGGTGGTATACAAGGGTCGGTGGATCGTGGACAGCAACTACATGTTTGGGTACGGCCTGTGTACAGACATGAAGCGAGCCAAGTCCAGCATGATGGACACCAAGCTCAGCTACCACCTGATCGCGCCCGAGTTCTGGGACATGAAGGCCTATGGCATCATGGAGCAGATCATCCCCATCGCGGACGCTATTCAGATCGCGTGGTACCGGTTGCAGAATGTGATCAACCAGTCTAGGCCGAAGGGTATCATGATTGAGATGGGAGCACTCGAGGACATCCCGCTCGGCTCGGGGGGAATGAAACTCACGCCCATGAAGGTGCTCGACCTGTACAACAAGACCGGTACCTTGGTCTACCGTAAGATGGACTCTCAGGGCCGGGTCAGCAACGTGAAGCCAATCGAGGAGCTGGAGAACGGTTTGGGCCGGGACGCCATGAACTACTGGCAGTTGATCCAGAATCATATCCAAATGCTGCGTGACATCACCGGCATGAACGAGATGACAGACGGGTCCACCCCCGATCCGCGCACGCTTACCACGGTGGCCAAGCTCGCGTACGAGGGAACGAACAACTCGCTTGCCGGCATCATATCCGGGGAGAAGAAACTGCTCGAGTCCTTGGCGTACTCTGTCATGCTCCGGCTGCAGGACTCCGTACAGAAGACCACGGTTGAGGGGTATGTCAGGTCACTTGGCGGAAATACCCTGAAGTTCTTGCGCGTGTCGCCCAACGTGGCCATGCATGAGTATGGGATATTCTTGGAGGACAGGCCGACAGACGATCAGCGTGCTATGCTTATGCAGCAGGTTCAGGCCGGTCAGGTCAACAGCCTGCTCGACATCGAGGACGCCATTACCATACAGAACACCGACAATCTGAAGGTGGCCCAACAGCTACTGGCGTACAAGATAAAGAAGCGTCGCCAGCAGGAGGAGGAGAAGGCCATGAGGATGCAGCAGATGAACGCTCAGGTCCAGCAGCAGTCGTCCATGGCTGCAGAGCAGGCCAAGCAGCAGACCATCCAGATGGAGGGTCAGGTCAAGTCGCAGATCATTGAGGTCGAAAAGAATCTTGAGGCAAAGCTTCTTGACATGAAGTACCAGTACGAGCTTCAGCTTGAGCAACTCCGTCAGACCGGTAAGCTGGCCGTCAAGTCCGAGGAGAACTTCGGAACCAAGAACGTGGCCAAGATCAAGACGGGTCTACCGGAGGATCAAAAGGCTGCGCCGCCTGCGCCAACGCCAATGTTCGATGATGAGCGCGCGCCGTCTCAGGATATGATGCCTATGTAAAAAATGTGCATAATTCGCAAGGAATAGTATTTTTGCAATCAACAGATCAAACTATGGAAGAGACTATCGACTTCAGTTCGGCCAAGGCTGACGACTTTAAGGTGGGTTCGACACCAGTTGAACCTACGCCAGATCCAACGCCAAACCCCGATCCGGCTCCTGCAGCAGAACCAACCCCGGCTGCGGAACCTACTCCGGCGCCAGAGCCAACAAAGCCTGAGCCAACGGAGTACAAATGGAAGGACGACTTCATAAAAGGGGTGGTAGAGTTCTATGAAAAAACGGGCGACATAACCCCGTATCTGGCGGCGAAGACTGTGGACTTCACCAAGATGAGTGACGAAGAAATACTGAGACGGTCTCTTCGTGAGCAATACTCTGAGCTGAGCGATAAGGCTTTCGACAAGCTTTACAAGCAGCAGGTGGTCGACAAATTCAAGCTGGATCCGGATGAATACACAGAGGATGAGTCCGAGCTCGGCAAGGAATTGCTGAAGATCGAGGCCAACAAGGCAAGACAGTCTTACCTCGACTGGCAGAAAGGTTTTTCCGCTCCCGAAACCAAGGTCGATACGACAAGGGACGAAGAGTCGGAGAGGATGATGAAGCAGTTCGAGGATCAGGTCAAGTCAAGCCAGCTCACCCAAAGGCTGATGTCGGATAAGAAGATCTCGATCAAGACTTCTGACGGCGACTTCAACTTTGAGCTCCAGTCCCCTGACAGTATCGTGGACATGACGCTCGACAACGACAAGTTCTTTTCTCAGTTCGCGAATCAAAGCGGCGACATAGATTACGACAGATGGTACAAGACCGCTTCGTACTCTCAGAACCCGGAGATGTTTGAGAAGGCTCTCATCAACTTCGGTAAGACGCTCGGAAGACTCGAAGTGACAAAGGACATAAAGAATCCAAGCGGCACCGGTTCGGGGGATATTCCGACAGAAACTGCCGGGGATTTCACGTCTGGCTTGCTGCAAGCTTTTGCAACAAGAGGTATTAAAAAATAAAAAACAAACAACATGCCTAGCATTGGTCAGTTAAATAAGAGCTACGTCTCTTCTACCGCGTTCCTCGATCAGAGGGAAATCCTGAACAAAGTCCTCGACGTCACGAACGAGGAGATGTCCTTCTTGGATATCATGGAGCTCACCGGCCGGTCCAATCCGACCTCCGTACCCGAGTACCACCACTTCGTGAACGAAGAGATGTACGTGAAGGCCACGGTCACTTCCGGTGGCGCAACCCCCGCTGACACCCTGACCCTCGTTATCGACTCCACGGCTTATGCCTATGTGAATGTCGGTGAGATGGTCCTGTTCCCTGATGGGAAGGTTGGTATCGTTGCATCCAAGACGGGCCCCGCGTCCATCGTTGTAAAGAACGTTGATGACGCCGACGGAAACTTGACCGTTGCAAACAGCGGAACCATCGCCTTCTTCTCCAACGCAAACGGCGAAGGCTCTCTGTCTCCCGCTGCAAAGCGCTGGGGTGTAACCAAGTACGCCAACCAAGTCCAGATCTTCAAGCAGAAGTTCGAGATCACGGACATCCAAAAGGCGTCCAAGGTTGAGGTTGAGTTTCAGGGCAAGCCCTTCTACATGTACAAGGGCCAGCACGAGAGCCTGATGAAGTTCCGTTACGACATCAGCGCCGCTCTGTTCTTCAGCCGCAAGAGCGCCACCAAGTTCGGTGATGCGTCTCCTGCCCTGACCGACGCAGAGGGTAAGCCCATCCAAACTACCATGGGTGTCGACCAGTATGTCACGTCTCTCGGAAAGAACTTCAGCCTTGATACCGCTGGAACTCTCGCCCTGTCTGACATCAAGGAAATCACTCAGGAGCTGAACAAGGACCGCTGCCCTCAGGAGTACTTCCTGTTTGTAGGTACCACGCAGAACATCCTGTTCGACAACCTGTTCAACAACCTCGGCAACAGCGCACTGCTGTCTCAGGGAGCTCGCTTCCAGATCGCCGGCAAGGAGTTGGATCTGGGTATCGACAGCGTGAAGATCTACGGCCGGACCTACTACAAGAAGTTCCTGCCGCTGCTCGACCACAAGAACATCGTGAACTTCACCAACGGATACAATGCCGCCAACGCAGCCTACGGTATCCCGGCGTCGAAGATCAAAACCAACGATGGTCAGATGGTTGACCGCATGGGTGTCCGCTACATGGCAGAGGGTTCTACGGACTTCAAGTACCGTGAGATCCTCCTCGGTGGCCTCGCTCCGGTTCCGACCAACGAGCGCAGCGTTCTGGAGGTACACTACGAGTCCATCCAAGGTCTCGAGATCCTCGGCGCACAGCAGACGTTCAAGATCGTCTAACCATAAAGGCGGGAGGGCAGCCAGTCTGCTCTCCCGTTTTACTTTCAATAAAAACTAAGAGATGAAAAAGACAGACCTGTACAACGACATTCCAAAAGAGATTCTTGACAAGACTAAGATCAAGCCCGGCCAGACCGTATCATATCGGCTCACCGGCTTGCAGCCTAACCCGATGGATCCATCAAGGATCGCTTATCCCGCGCTAAGATCTGTTCCATCTACAGACCAGATCTGGGAACCAGAGACTGAGTCTTACATCGATATCGCTGCAGTCAAATCAGTTGCGCCCGACGGAACGCACGACTTCCACAAGATTTACTTCTATGGTGCCGCAGGAGGTGTTGTCACACTTCACGGCGGCCGAGCCATCGATCAGGAGCTTCATAGCTACCTGAGCCTCTGCAACTACAACGCATCAAACCCCAACCGTGATACATCAAAGCCGGCGATCTTCGAAGTAATCGACGAGGCCAAGCGCAGCGAGGTAGAGCGGTTTAGTAGAAATACAAAGCGCGAGGCTCTGAACATTGCGGCGGATCTGTCCGCAGACGAGGTAAGGGACTACGTGGCAGCCCTTGGTCTTGACGACACGGGCAAGCTTGAGGTCCTCAGGAACACGCTCGAGGAGCTAGCCGACAAGGCGCCCAAACAGTTCATGGAGCTGATTGGAAACAAGCAGGCGGTCATGAAGGCCGCAATCAATCGCGCACTGAAGAAGGGCGTGATTGTGTTCAACCCCGAACAGTCCCGGTTCATGTGGCCTAACGGAGAGGTTGTCCTCACCGTGTCCAGAACAACCGGCGGCGACCACATCGAAGAGCTGATTGGGTACTGTGTAAGCAATGCTAAGGGAGAGAAGGTGTACGCCACCATAAGTTCCAAAGCGAAAAAATAATGGTCTCTCTTAGTTTGGTTGTCTCCTCCCCGCCTATTCTTAGGTGGGGATTTTCTTTTCTGTAATTAAAGTTGAGTAAATTTGTACTATGTCGCAGATATCTAACCTTTCATCCAGCGTAAGATTCGAGGCTCACAACCCGAACAGGGTCATACTCACCGACACAACTCCAGTGCTCCCGGCAGGATACGTTGGTATCTTCAAGGTGATCCAGCCTGACGGTTACGTTCGGGAGGGCAACATCAATACGCCGGATGTAAACACCGTCACAAGGGTTGCGCAGATCGCGCTGATCCCTGACTCAAATGGTCAGATCCAAAAGGGTCAGTATGTTATCGAGCTCACCGCGCTCGCTCCGGGTTATCTGTCTACGACATTCACAAGGACGTTCGCGTTCCAGTACACGCCCGCAACGATCAAGCTGAGGAACGACTTCGACCTGTTCACCCCAAAGCTGCAGTACACCGACATCACGAACTACGCGGTGTCTGACTATAACCTCACCTCTGGGCCTACAAGGTCTTGGAGTGTGACATCTCCAACTACCGGCGCTATTACCGGTACCGCTGCGACCATCGACCTCAAGAAGAACAATAAGTACTACGCGGAGAACTATGCTATCGGATTCGGCGTGTCCTTGGTGTACGCGAACCAATCTCTGTCTTGGTTGACCGTGGCGCACAATCAGTCCGCCTCCGAGACCGTGAACGCCTGTGTTCCAAAGCCGCTTGACGAGCTGACTCAGTCCATCGATGCTTTGCGCGTGGAGTCGAACGAAGCCTGCGGTGGAGACTGGGACAAGTTCGAGAAGGCGAGCACGCTGTACAGCCACCTGTTCAGCATGCTGCGTTTGGTACTGATTGACGAGCAGTTCCAGCCCGGATTCTACGATGTGTACCAGCAGTTGCTGTCTCTGTTGAATAACGGCCAGACCTTCTGTAACTCCATCGGGAACGAGATACTCCCATACGACTTCATCAACTACGAGTCATCGGTGAGTGTTGGGTTGGCGTCTGAGACCGAGGGCGTGGTTATCACAGATACGCCGGTAACCACTGTCGGCGTACTCAAGATCAACATCAATACCGCTAGCGCGGCCGGGCAGGGTCTACTGTCTAACGAGGACTGGGTGATCTTCAACGCGAAGCAGGACTATATCACACCCGGGACTACCGCACAGTACTGGAGGGGTGACAAGACTTGGCAGACCTTGAACACGTCTGTTGTGCCTGAGGGGACAAACCTGTACTTCACCAACTCCCGGGCCCGTCAGGCGGTAAGCCTTACCACGACCGGCAACTCGGGGGCATCAACATACGATAACGCCACCGGGGTATTCAACATACCGAACTACACGCTTGCCGGTTTGGGCGGTGTGCCATCGGCTCGTGTGCTCACAATAAACGGACTCGCTCAGGACCTAAGCGCGGACCGTACGTGGAATGTAGGGACTGTCACGAGCATAGCCACCACCGGGCCTATCACTGGCGGACCTATCACGGGAACCGGAACCATCGGCATCACACAGTCTGGAGCGTCATCTGACGGCTATCTGTCATCCACTGACTGGAACGTATTCAACTCGAAGGAGCCATACATTGCCCCGGGCACTACAGCTCAGTACTGGCGCGGGGATAAAACGTGGCAGACGCTTAACACCGCTGTCGTTCCGGAGAGCACCAACCTGTACTACACGGATGCTAGAGCCCGTCTTGCCATCAGCCTGACCACCACCGGTAACAGTGGTGCGTCCACGTACAACAACACGACTGGCATACTCAACGTACCAAACTATACTTTGGCCGGGCTCGGGGGTGTTCCACTCACAAGGCAGTTGACCATCAACGGCACGACATACGATCTGTCTGCTGACAGAACATGGAACGTTGGTACGGTGACCGGTTCTGGAACGTTGAACTATGTGGTCAAGTGGACGCCCACAGGGTTTGCAATAGGTGACTCTCAGATATTCGATAATGGGACGAATGTCGGCATTGGCAGTAACTCACCAAAACAGAGATTGGACGTATTTGGTATTGGCAGCGCTGGTGCTAAAATAGCGTTGACAAACCTAAACACGACTAATTACAATGAGATCATATTTTACGAAAACACAACAGTTAAGTCGACGATATTTCAAAACGGATCAACTCAGTCGAACTTTGCCGGAGTCGACTCATTGAACATTTATCAAGCATCAAACGCTCCAATAGCATTCTATACTAATGGAAGCAATGAGCGCCTACGTATTTTCGGGAATGGTCGTGTGTTTATTGGATCTTCCCCTGCAGACGCCGGATATTTGCTGGACGTAAACGGTACTAGTCGATTCCAAGACACCTTATATACTAGGTCTGGTACAAATGTCGGTATTCAAATGGCAAGTACATCTGCCATTCGAAACGTGGGAACTCAATATTTTGATTTTGGCCAAGGCGGCAGCGGTGAGTTTTATTTAAGAGGCGGTTCAAGCCTATTGAATTATTTCACAGTATTAAATAATGGGAATGTCGGGGTGGGAACTGCGATACCCGGATATAAATTAGATGTTATAGGAGATTTGAGGTCTTCTATTCGATTAATCGCAAACGGAAATTTAACACCCGCATCATGGATAATCAATGCCACAACGGTAGGGTATTCTTCAAGCGGGAACTATGGATGGATAACGGCCGGAGGGGCTTCAGATTATGTGCCTTTGGCATTGTATGGCAACGTCGGCATCGGCACCACCACCCCAACCAATACTCTTGACGTAAACGGGACGGCTCGTGTGCGAACCATAGACACCAACGCCACCCCGTCCTTCTTCCTTACGGCGGACGCAAACGGTGTAATACAAAAATCAAACGCCTCTGCCACCTTCGGATCCGGTACGCTCAACTACGTGGCGAAGTGGACACCCAACGGTACGACCTTGGGGAACTCGCAGATATTTGATGATGGTACAAAAATTGGCATAGGCACTACAAGCCCCGGAACAAAGCTTTCTATTTTAGATGGAACTGCAACAAATATCGGCCCTCTATCGGGCAACAATACTTTTTCTGGTCTGTCTTTTACCACTTCACCTTCTGCAATTTTAGCCGCGAACTATAACATTCTTGGTAACGGTACGGATTTATTTTTTAATAGAGTGACGGGCGGTAATATTCAATTCAGGGAAAATAATAGCAACCAACTCACAATATTAAGTGGCGGCAACATCGGCATCGGCACTACCACTGACGCGGGCTACAAGACCGACATTGCGGGGACATTGCGTAGTACCTTGGGTGCGAATTTCGCGACAACGAGCGGGAATGTGGGGATAGGCTTAACCAACCCCTCCGCCCGCCTCCATGTATCCACCACATTCACCGACTCTGCAATAGAGGAGGCTGTGCGCATCCAGCGTTCCGGCCTTTCTTCATACAATGGCGAGCGTCAGATCGGTCTGGTATTTGCCGATGACGCAAACTTCACGCTCACCAGTGCAATCTCCGGACTCAGGAATAACCCAACCGGCCACTATCTCGGGGGTATAACCTTTAGGGTGAGCACAAGCGTAAGCACTGCCGTCACCACCGTCTCCGGCCTTACCGAGGTAGCAAGGATTACCTCTGACGGACGCTTTGGACTTGGCACAGCGAACCCCGGTTCTCCTCTGGTTGTCTACAATCCTACTCTTAACACCACAGTAGCGGAACTCAGAGGCGGAGGTGGTTCATCTCAGAGCAGGCTTACATTTACATACGGGAACGCTACAACCATAAACGGAACAACGGGTCTGATATTCTCAAGTACTGACTCGTTCAGTATGAGAGCTTTGCTTTCTCAGCCTATAACATTTGAGACGTCTAATACAGAGCGTGTACGCATCTTCGCCAACGGTCGGGTAGGTATAAACACTGGCGCAACGGATCAGGGTTCTGATCTGCAGGTTATAGGCAGTCTATACAATAGTGCAAGCGCTGTCCTTGCCGCAACGAGCGGGAATGTTTTTATTGGAGCCACTACCGCTGCAATATCTACCGGACTGAAGTATGCGTACATAGAGGCCGGACTAGCTGGTATTGGCCCCGAGCTTGTCCTTCATAATACAGTAGCAAGCGATACTGCCGAAATGGCTATATCGTTCACTGGCGTCAGGTCTGGCCCCGGAGTTGCCTCTCAGATAAAGTCAACAAGGAGAGGTATTCTGACATTCCACACCCAAGATCTTCCGTCTGGAACGCCAACGGTTCCTCCGGTTCGGCTGACTATTTCTGCCACCGGCACCATCACCGCCACCTCCCTCGCCGGCACCGGTACCCGGATGGTAGTCGCTGACGCTAACGGGGTGCTGAGCACACAGTCGCTCGGTTCGGGGGCTGTGGCAGGTACAGGTACGCTCAACTATGTTGCCAAGTGGACCCCTAATGGGGCGACATTGGGGGACTCGCAGATATTCGATAATGGGACGAATGTTCTTATTGGGTACACTACTCCTGCGGAGTTTAAACTAGGCGTTAAAGGTACAATAGCAGCAGTTTCGTCTGACTTTGCATCTCCAAGCACTGGGGGTTCTATACAAATATTTCAAGACAATGCCGAATATGGAACCATTTGGTCAACCAAAAACTACAATCAATCTTGGGGCAACGTAACAATAGCAAGACTTGGCGGGAATGTATTAGTGGGTACGTCTACTGACAGTGGGTACAGATTTGACGTCAGCGGTACCGCCCGCATCAACAGCGATCTTCGGGTAAACACTACAGCAGGGTTTAACACGCTATTCACCAACCCTGTGGGTGGTGGCGGTGTGGGCTTTGTAAGCCTGACGGACCCAACCGCTTCCGCAAACCGGGTATTCTCTATCGGGTTCGGTAGTGTAAACTATCCTGCACAAGCAAGGATAGAAGCATACTCAACAGAGGCTTGGACATCAACGAACAGGGGAAGCTATCTTATATTCAGAACAACCCCAACAGCTTCAGCCGGGGTTCAAGACAGAATGATCATCGGTAACGATGGGTTTGTGGGGATTAATACATTGTCACCGGCGGCACGCCTACATGTGGCCGGCAATATGCGATCGGACAATGACGCCTTCTTTGCTACAACATCTGGAAACGTCGGAATAGGCACAACCACAACCCCAGCAAGACTAACCGTAAGCCAAGTAGTTGCGACAAACTCTGACTTTATTACGCTCATCCCAACCACAAACACCAGCAACGATAGGTACGGGATAAACTTTAGCAATTCTGTGTGGGGGTCAAAGGCTGCTATTTACGGGATAAACGAAAACAGCGGTAACGGTGCCGGTGCCTTGTCGTTCTACACGCAAAGCAGTGCAGTGTCTTATGCAGAGCGTATGCGCATCGATTCAAATGGAAACGTCGGAATTAACGCCATCCCAAGCGTAAATGATACGCTAATTGTAAATGCATTATCTGGAGATGCAAGGGTTAGGATAAACAGAGCAGGAGTAAATCAGATAATAATAAACCATGACTCGTCTTCTGGTGTATTCAGGACCGAGTCAAATACCCCCTTGTCGATTGGTACTAACGGAGCTGAGCGAGTACGCATCTTTGCAAACGGCCGTGTTTATATAGGCTCAACGCCGGTAGACAACGGGTATCAACTCGATGTCAACGGAACCGCCTCTGTCCGTAACGGCAAGATCGATGTTATAGCGAACACCGACTTTGCCATGAACCTCAACCGTTCTGGCGCATCTCCGGTAGCCTTCCAAGCCTTCACCTCTAACGCTTGGATTATTATGGGCGCGGAGAGCAGCTCGGGGGGAAATATCTTTACGGGTAGCTCCGCTAACGCTGCTGTGGTAGGTAGTGGGTACAACACTCCGCTTCAGTTTGCCACGAACAACATCGTCAGGATGACGGTGGATAATGCGGGGAATGTGGGAATTGGTACTACTACTGACGCAGGATACAAACTAGACGTAGCTGGCACCCTACGTTCTACCCTTGGTGCGAATTTTGCGACGACGAGCGGAAATGTAGGCATAGGAACCACATCCCCCGCGCAAAAAGTAGAAATTTATGACGGGGCCCTGTTAGTCAACCGCCCATCCCTTCCGAATGACGCTACTAATTTAATGTTTCGCACACAGGCAGGATCAGACGCAACGCTTGGATCACTTTATTTCGTAATTAACGCAAGGCCAAGCGCAACCGGGTCAAGCAGATACGTCGAAATGTTTGCAGGGGATGCTATTGGTTTTAGAAATATAAACTTCACGTATGGGAATATCGGCATAGGCACAACATCACCATCCTACAAACTTGATGTTACTGGAGATATCCGTTCTACGACTTCAGCCTATTTTAATACATCTTCAGGGGAGACTTATATCGGCACCACCACCGATGCCGGCGACTATAAACTACAAGTTGCGGGGAACACATACGTATCAAGTAGCGGAGTATTTGCAGTTTCATCGGGCGGGATATCGTTAGGCACAACCACGACGGCAACAAAGACCTTTCGAATTGTGAACCGTGGTGCGATTTCGTTTGAAAATGCCGGAGGTTCAGCGGGGGGATACCTTTCATCTGTGAATGATTTCGATACGCAATTGGGAAACAATAATGCGACATTATTAATGGAAAGGGTAAGCGGAAATTTCATATTCAATTCCGGCTCAACGGGGAAACTTTTGGTGCGAACGGCAACAGATGCCGGGGATTATTCTTTGCAAGTTTCAGGGAACACATACGTCACGGGTACAACGGTACTTGCTGCGAGTAGTGGGAATGTGGGGATAGGGACTACTACACCTTCAGCATCTTATATGCTTGATGTAATAGGTAAACAAAGAATATTTAATACAAGCGGTCAATCATTGCTTTTATCGGGTGCAACTACTGCAACGATGTACCAACAATTCAACACATCTGGAGGGAAT